AAAAGGAGAAGATCACCCCGCTTGTTCTTCGCGTCGTCCCCTAAAAGAATTCGATCGTTCTTCGTTTGCGATCTCTTTTGTTTCGATCTCGGTTCGTGCGGAGTTGGGTAGCGTCGACCAGATCTTGTTCTTCTTCTTGCTGTTGCATTTCTGGCAGGCGGGTGCGTGGTTGGCGCAATCCCACATGGACCCACCTTTACTGATGGGCATGATGTGGTCGGTAGCAGTAGGGGGTCTGACACCACAGTAGGCGCACAGTTCGGCTGCTTGTACGTGGGCTAGGGAGTGTGCCCTCCATGCCCTGGTGCCGCGTTGGTCACTCATAGTTCACTGATTATGACAGGCGATGATCCGGTTACCTCAGTCTGCTTCGGGGCTGAGGCGGTGAGGTCGGAGAGGTCGACTGGCCTTGGGTCTGTGGCTGGCCTGTTGGGGTGGAGTAGGTGACGGTGCTTGATCACATATCCGGAGGGTTGTTGTATCACGCGGGGCTGACACCAGCAGGACCAGGACATCTCGTGGTCGGTGGTCTGGTCACTGTGTGTGGGTACGTGGTGTGTGTTGATCACAGTCAACCCCTTCTGAGCATGGGTGTGGACATTAGCGTCGGGTTCTCGCGGCTGTGTCCGAGGCATTCTCGCCCGCCAATCTCACTGTTGGCCCACCGTTTACCCGTAATGTCAGCGGCCCACGCCCCTCGGGCAGGTCACATGCCTGAGCACGAACCCGCGGCCTGGGGCACGTTTCACCCATGATCCGCGCCTGATCCACTGTTGACACTTGGGGCATAGCGCGCGGCCCTCACCCTTGCCGAACTTCCACATACCTTTGTGGGCATGCTTAGGGCGTTGCTCTCGGTTAGTGGTGTAGCGCACCTGATAGCCTTTCCTTGCTGGTCAACACAGCGCAAGGTAGACCCCCAGGACATCGCTAGCAATAGCGACACGCCGGGGGTCTTACCTTTTATCCACAGTTTCAGTTCGGGCCACGTCCACCTAGGGGCTGAGTTGGCTGCACCATGCCACTGTTCGTAGCCGCGCATCCCCCCATGACGGCCCATGATCAGCGGCGGAACAGGACAAGTAGGAACGCACACACCGCCACAATCAGTGCGGTCCAGGCGATGAACTGTCCATCCACCGTTACCTCCATCCGATCAAGCCGAGCGTGTTCCTAGTGAGTCTTACCGGCAGAAGCATCCCGCGGTCCTTGCGGTCGCTTCCGCCGCTGACACCATCCCGATCCCGCCGAACAGTGTCAGTGCCGCTGTCAGTGTCGCCAGTTTCCGTCTCATAACTACTCTCCTTAGTTGCCATTGAGCCAAACCTCCATTTCGGAGCCTGTGAGTTTGCAGCCCGACCCGAGTGGGCCATCCGACCCGGCGTTCCACCAATAAGCCGCCGCCACTTTGCCGTCCAGATACGTGTGGTTGTCGGCCACCCACTGTGACCGCGCTGCCAGACTGGTCGGGTTCGTGTATCCGGTTCCGGTTTCACCGATGTACGCAATCTTTCCTTTAGACGCCGCATAAGCGATGACGTCACCGTGTACGTCGGCGGGTGGGACATACGCTTTCGGAGTTTGTATCCCCGGGTTGTACGAGTCGACCCCCCACTGTTGTTCTTCCCGGTACATGGCGTCCCAATACCCCGGCGACCGGGATTCGTTGTGCCACCCCTCCATCACCGTGACCAGTGTCACCCCCGCTACGCCCTCCATGGTTGCCTCCAGGGAGTCCTGCCGGCCATGCCACTGAGCCACCCGGTTGTTGGCATACCAACCGTCATACGGTTCATGATCCGACGTCAACAGAATGGACACGTTCGGATAGTCCTGGCGGCACCTAGCGATCAACATGCTGAGCCACGCCCCCGCTTCCTCCTTAATCGACAACCACACCTGCCCATCGGGTGCGACCTGGGAGTAGGCACGCCTCAACGCTGACGATGACTCCACCGTCGTAGGTCGTTGCCCCGTTGACAGATAGGTGCGCACCCCCGGCACCGGCAAGACGACACCGGGGGTGTTGTCCGGACGCGACGTGCCAAACACCGTCCCACTAGCGGGCGGTGTGTTCCCCTCACGGCACTCAGCCAAATCGGCGCGGAGCCCGGACAGGATGATGTCCTGCTGCTGGATGATGTCATCCTTAGCCGCCAACACTTGGTCGACGCCCTCACCGAGCGCGGCGAAATCGTCCCTGTACGTCATAACAAACCCCAACTCTCGACTAGCGTCCGCACCCTGGTGTAGTCCGGACACGGTAATAGGTTCCCGCACTTACAGGCCGGGGGTTGGTAGCCACCAGTGTTGGGGGCGTGTTGATACACGATCTCCACCATTACTGCCAGGCACTCCCTGGTGACGGGGCGTGACGCTTTGCCCTGTTCGACCTCCAGGGCGTTGATGAGGGCGGCGGCTTCTAACGTGTTAACCGTCGGAATCACTTTCACGTTGCTAGGGTCGGTCACAGCACCCTTCCCCCTTGGGTGCTGGTAGCCCCCGGCTCTTGGTCGGGGGCTACCGCATTCCCCGCTTCCCATTCTTGGAGCGACCATGTGCAGTTGTAATCCCTAACCAACCACGCCGCTAGGTGAAACGCTGGTAGCAACACCAACATCGTTATCGCGACCAGCATCCAGGTCATGACGGCCACCGTTTGCCGCCGCGTGCGATCAGGTCAGCACCACGCATGTCGTCTCTGTGTTCCCATGTTCCAGATACCGTTTCCCACCGATCCATGCCAACAACGAACGTCCAGATCACACCTAAGCGGATCGCTACGTCACCGGGTTGAGGGGGCCACCAGTCAGGATCAACGGGCCGCTCATCCGGCAACAACTCCACGTCTTTCACGTCGTAGGCTCGACCACCAACCTTGACTCCGACCCACGGTTCGGTTGGGGGAACAACGGTGGCGGGGATGAGTACCCGATCCCCCGGCTTCGGTGTGTACATCATTCTTCACCCCTTGCCGTGAAATAGATCAGACCAGCCGACAGCACACCGCACAGCATGATGATCCAGAACACACCCCAACCCTCAATCATGGCTTGGCCTCCAGATCCCATATCACCCGCTGAATCTCTGCATCGGTTAATTCCTTGGAAGACTTAAGCGATCGACCTACAAACACTGACAGCCAATCCCGGTACTGATCCCGCTCAAACGTGGGGTGTGCTTCTCGCAGCAACGACCACATACGTTTAGACCCTTTGCTGACCTTGGGCGTGTCTGGCGTGTCCCGGGTGTATGTGTGTGAGTCGGGGTCGGGTTCGTCCGTGGGTAGGCACAAGGTCTGGAGGATCATGGTCCGATAGGCGACGGACATGGCTTTGGGGGTGGCTTTGTCCCCCGCGTCGAATGCTTCCCCGGTGGTGGCGACGTCGATCTCTCCTACGCCGTCTGTCCAGCGGTAGACACAATGGACCGTGACCCGCGTCATTGGCTTACCTTGCCCGGTGCTGATCTCTTCTGACCTGGCCTCCACCGCGAGCGGGTGCACGATTAGGCCATGCTTCCGTAGTAGCGGGCCGACCGCGTTCACCACAGCGTCGACACCGCGGAACGTGAACCGCTGGTGCTCGTTCCGATCCGTCTTAGGCAGGCTGGTGAGATCGGCCATGACGGCCAGGATCTTCTCAGTCACCATTTCAGCTGCTCTTTAAGGCAATGCCTACAGATCAGCATGTGAGTGGGGATCCGTACCCCGCACGCGCTGCAGTACGTCTTGCCTACCGGTTCTTTCCCTGCCATTCCGACCACTCCCGTAACCGATGCGACTGATCTTGATCTTTCCGGTGGGACACGATCACGTCATATGCGTACACCAGTACGAACAGCCCCATGATGATGAGTAGGGCGGTGATCGCCCCGTCCGTCACGGCGTCTCTAACGCTTGCTTACCTTTGTCTGGCTCTTCATGCCCACCCTCCGGTTCCCCGGCGGCGTAGGCGTCCGGATACCACTCATGCAACTGCTGGGCGGTAACCCGTAGCGGCCCAATGGTGATCTCATCCATGCCGGTCACCTTGCCGGAGCGGTCGCGCTTCTCGACGTCCTTGGTCACTTCGGCGGGGTCGTTGTTCACCGCGTCTGCCAGCACCCACGGGTTCTCCCCGGCCTCGAGCTGTGCGCGTAGGTAGTCCCCATATTTCAGGTTGAGTAGTTTGTGGGTGGCTTCGGGTACTTCACCTTTGGCTTTGCGGACGGCCATAACGGGCGAACTCCTTAAATAGTGCGTCGATGTCTTTCGGGTTGTAACGGTAGTGCCCCCCGGGGGTGACCTTGTACGGCACTTGGCCGCGTTGTCGCCACCGTTTCAGGGTGGACACGTCCACGCCTAGCCTGCTGGCTGCTTGCCCATGCGTCAACATGCGGGCAAACCTAGCCATATAGGGGCGAGGTGTCAAGGCTTAGGCGGTGATCAGCCCGAGGGCCACCAACGCGGCATGTATCCCGGCGGCGCTGACGGCTACCCCGGTCTGTTGCGCTATCGGCGTCGTGCCGTAGAAACCTAGAGATCCGTTCACCTTCAAGCCGGAACTGAGGGTGGTCAGTCCACCCCCCGCGCCGGCACCGGCCAACAGCGCAATGTGGGCTTTGCTGTTGACCTGATCTCGGATGTAGAACTGCTCATCTCCCACTTGTTTGTAGACGTACCATTTGTCGGTCCCGGACGATTGAAATTTTATCCCTGTCTGAAGCGCCCCGGCGGCGTTGAACGTGAATGTCGGGTTAGACGCGGCGGTGACGTCCCCTAACCCCATGACGGGTGTCGCCCCGACGGCGTAAACGGATTCGGTCACTACGTCACCGGGGACCGTCAACCGTTCCAAGCCGGAGTCACGCGAGGTCAGGTAGGTGGGTTCGAAGCCGCCGCCCTCATCCCCCCATTGTGAGAACACAGCCGCCGCCCCGTCGGTGATCGTCACGCTGCCGGGTTCGTGTTTGTTGCCCAGCATCACCAACGTGCCCTCGAACTCATACTCAGCCAAACCTAGGAAGCAGTTAGTGAAACGTGCCCTGGACGTCGCATGACTAAAGATCGCTTTGGTTCCAGTTTGCCCCAGGTTGAGTCGGGAGTCCGTCATGGTAAACAGGTTGTTACCGGTGGCGTTCCAATCGATCACGTCCGAACTGGCGGTTGCGCCTTTCTTGGAGTAGTTCACATACGCCACGTTCAACCCGGCCACGGCGGCAGTACGGATCACGTCGGCGGTGTGCTCCGACATAACCCCGTTGAACTCGATGGGGTGGTAATAGGTGCCCGCTGTCACATCTACTTCCACGTCGTCTATTTCGATAACGGCGGTTCCGATGACGACGGCTGACCCACCAGCGAAACGCCACGCGATCGGGGACGTGTGAATCAACCCCCCGATGAATCTGTGACCGAGCGCGTTGGAGTGCCCAATGTCGTAAGCGGCGACGGTGGCCTGGTACACCCCGCAGTCGATGATGTCGGCCATGTCGTTGTTGCCGTCTTGCGCGAGCGTGTCCGCGGTCCAATGGATCCCCCGCTCCACTTTCTCCATGCGGACGTCACGGACGGTCAAGTTTTGGTTGGTGTACCCCACGGTGGGTGACGTGGGGGCTTGGTCACGGCGGGAGTGGATACCGGCGGACGGCTCATCCCCCACAGTTCCCCGAATGGTCAGGTCCGCGATCGTGTTGGTGTAGTAGTCGATCAGTTTGATGACGGGGGTCCCCGCGACCGCGGCGGTCGCGTCTAGGAATGTGGCGTCACGTCCGGCCCCGATCAGGGTGAACCCCCTAATGCCGTCAGCGATCAGGGTGCTGGTCACTTTGTAGGTGCCCGGTTGCAGGTAGATCGTGGCACCGTCAGCACCCAACGAGTCGATCGCGGATTGAATGGCGGCGGTGTCATCGGCTACCCCGTCACCTACAGCGCCATAGTCGGCGGGGGAGATCCCATACAGGCGGACGTCTGCCAGGGTGGCGAACCCGAGGGTGGACAGGTCCGGGGTGACAATCGTCCGCACAAAATTAGGGGCTGTTTCGTAGGTCGCTAGGGTCCCGAGGTCGACAGCGGGGGCGGTGGGGATATCCACCCAATATGGGTCACGTTCCGCGCCGTGAATCAGTTCCCGAACTTCATACGTCATATCGGTGGCGGCGTAGGCGGCGTCTACCCCTGACGTGGGCTCGAGCTCTAGACTGATCGACCCGGAAGCATCTAAAACAGCCACTTCCAGCACTTGTGGGACGATGGCTTCCCACGTGCCGTGGAATGTCGCGGCCACCAGCTTGAAGACGACGCGCCCCTGTGCGGGGTCACTTGACGGGGTGAGCCATGTCCCGGTGACAGTGGTTGTTGCCACGGTCTAGCGGAGCAGTTCGGCGTAGAAATCGCGGCGGTCGTTGGCTAACCCGGCTTCTGTGAAAGACGCGGGCATATCTGTTTGGGACGCGAAATCGCCGCACACGCGGGGGGCTTGCCCGAGCATGGTTCCGGCGGCGGTCGCGCCTGCGTGCAACCGTCCGTAGAACGTGGGGCACGCACCAGCGGAAACCACCAATACCCCGGTGGCGTAACGCTGCCCCCGCACTTTGGAGACAGGCGTCGTCAAGGTTTTCTCGTAGCGGGTGTTACCCGTAGCGAATAGTGCCGTGTCGGAGACGTGGCTGGACAACAGAGTGCCGTCACCCACTGAGTCAACCGAGAAGACACCCATTCGGACCAGTGTTGGGGTAGCTGCCGCGGCGGTTGTCCCCGAATACATCGCCATCTTGGTGATCGTCTCGGTGACCTGTGCCGTGAAATAGCGTAGGTAGAGGGTGCCGGTGGCTGACTGGTCAGTGTTGACCAGCGTGTTTGTCATGCGGTCCATATTGCCTTCACCAGCGGTGAGCACTCCCCCGAGTGATGACGCAAAGGTGGAACCGGCAGTTGATAGGTCCGCGGCTTGCTGGTACTCATCCGGTAGGGGGTTCAGTACCCGCGGTCCGGTGCCGACTGACACGTCGAACGTTTGTGCAAGCAGGGTGGTTCCGTCCCGCTGCTTGATCGTGATTACGGCGGTCGTCGCGGTGTTGCTGAAATGCATGGTGTAGTCGGACGTGATCGTGGTGGTGGTGGTTGATTCCACGTCGTTCGTACCGGACGCGGTGACGGCTAGCGCAGCGGTTGTCCAATGGGAAATGCTGGCGTTGACGGTGAGTGTTTGCCCGTTCGTGTTGACCTGTACCGACGCCATGATCTACTTCCCATTCCTTACGGACGTGTTCGCGGACGCTAGACCAGTACCGACCAGCGCGGCGGCTAGCGCACCCCACGCCACAGCTGCCTCTTCGTCGATGACGTTGTAAACGGTGGCGATGGCGACGGCGGCGAGCAGGATCCGGTAGATCCACGCCCGCACTTGTTCGTTCGGCATATTAGGTCAGTCTCCTAACGGGCGTGCGTTTCTGTTTACGGACCAAACGCAATCTACGGCGGAGTCTACCGATACTGGTAGTGATATCGGCGATCTTCTCGGTGACTCTGTGTTGCTTCCTGTAATCCGCATAACTGAACATCGTCTGTGGGCGGGGCCGGTACTTGTCCGGATCATCCCCCCCCGTCAACGTGCCGAGCCCATCCCCCCCCGCTAGGTAGTCCTTCCCCTGAGCCCGCGCCCCGGCGACTGCATAGCCTGCCCCGAGAATGTAGGTGTGGATGTGCTCATCGAAGCCTTGCGCCTGCGTCCGGTGCCACCCCGTCCCCCCGAGATCCCTGTCTCTCATGACGGCCCGCTTGTAGGTGACATCTTGTGGGGCGTAGTCGATGCATCCCCCCTCGGAGTGGGTGCCCGCACTAGCGGCGACGGTGCCGATCATCTGAAAGATCCGTACCGACCCGATCGTGTTCTCTAGGGTGAGCACAAAGGCGCGGTCCTTGCGGCGGCACTTAAACCCACGAAACCAACAGAGATCATTCGCCCTGTCCGCTTTGTGTTTAACCACCGCTAATCCACAGCTTGACCGTGTTCACGGTGACGATGCTACCCGCCACCCCCGCGATCGTGAGGGCTGCTGTCGTCTTCCACCGCAGCGACTCCAACAACCTAATACGCGCTTCGTGATCTTCGTCGTCCTTGACGATAGTTTCCGTAGCGGACACCAGCCGCTGCACCGTAGCCTCTGTCTTGTTGGCTACGTCGTACACGTCCTTAAGGGTGATCTCAAACCTGTCGGCGCGTCTCTCTTCCATATTCCCGCCCATTAGGGGTATCTCATGAGTGATTTGGCGCATGACCAGCCTAGTTGCGGGGTCCATGACCAGGTCGCTCCGGTGACTAGGGAGAAGTTGGAGGCCTCGTCAATGTCCCCGTTGATCGCCGCCATGAACTGTGCCTCCAACGCGTCCGCATTAGCGGGCCACTCGATGCTGCTGCCGGTTGGGGCCACCCATTGGATCAGGTCCCCCGGTCGTAGTACCGCCCACGACCAAACAATCTCTAACGCTGTCGTGGCGTCGTACCCGGTGCCCCCGTCATCCTCCCCCACCAGTTTGTTGCGGAGTAGGTCTAGGTGGCCGGTGACGTTGTAGACCTTCTGCTGAGCGGCGGCACCGATACGGAATATCAGGTGTGTGGCGGCGGTCGCACAGTCCGGGTCATTGTCGATAAACGTTGTCACCACTACGGTGCGGTTCCCCGTTTCGGCTGGTTGGGTGCCCACGTCCACCCCGCTCTTATCCACCGCCGCGGAGTTGCGGCCTTCGACCCGGACGCGGTAGTAGTAGTCGTCGAACACGACCCCCACGTCCCGCCAGTCGAGCAGCCACATGTGGAACATGCTCATTGACTGCTGTCGAGCGTTGTCCACATCACCCGACGACTCGTTGAAGTAGGTGGGTCGCCACACGAAATCCGCGGCGGCACCGTCCCAATCCCACTCACACGTCACCCACGTACCTGCCCCCGCGCCCGCGGTCTGCAGGAACGCGCCCACCGACCCGGTTTGGGCGAACTGGTGTGACTCCAGGAACGTGTTATCGGTGAACCCGTTCACCCCCGTGTTCGCTATGGACAGGTCGGTGGCGACGTTGTCGACCATGCCCCTATGCCCGACGGCGGTGTCCGCTGCCATTGACAGTTTTTGGTTGAAGATGTTGGCGTCGTCCCCTACCCACGCCGTAGAGATCACGGTGGGTTTGTGGATATTGGGCCCGTTCCCTTGACGGCTGGCTAGGGTGCCGGAGAATAGGCAGTATTCCCACGCCGCCCCGGAGTCGTACATCCCGGTTGGGGCGGTGGTTCCGGGGTCCGGGCCGGTCATGATGATCTTGATGAGTGTGCCGTTCGCCAGGTCCGACCCCCAATCGGCGTACACGTCGAGGGTGGCCCGGTGGGGGGTGCCTGCGTTGATCGGCCCGAAATCCCCCACCCCGATGTTGACGTTGCCGTAGTCGTCGCAGTCGATCAGGTTGCTATTGATGTAGAGGTCGATCCCGTAGGCGAGCGCCATTAGATGCCGTTCATGGAGTCGGACGACGGCAGGCGTCTACCGGCTAGGAGTCTGGCGGCGGCGTCGGCGCGTTCCAACTGCGCTGCGTAAGCGCCCGCGTACTGCGCGGTTTGCCCCACAATGTCGGCGGTGGATGCTTGGATGTCATGCAGATCCCTGGCGTCGTCTTTCGCTTTCCCTAACTCTTCCGCTTGGATCTTGTAAAGGTCTATGAGTTGGCCGGCGGGGGATTTCCGGCGTACCTCTTCGGCGTACGTTTGGCCGGTCGCTGACTCAACCTCTTCCAACACGGCTAGTTGGTCGAGTTGTTTGTTCAGGACCGCTTGGGTGGCGGGCCGCATTTTGCCTTGCAACACTTCCACGACCTGTTCTAACTCTAGGCCGGTCCCTTGCGCGTACTCCCGCGCCTTAGCCAAACCTTGGACTAGGGCGTCTTCCCCGCCCCCACCGAGTTCTTCTAGCACGTTTATCGACGAAACGCCCTCCTGCAGATCTTGCAGAATCGATTTCATTGACCCCTTGAAATCGTCTTCCACCCCTTTCAGTAGTTCGTTGACACCCGCGCGCATTTCTGTGGCGTTGGCGTTGGCGCCTTTGATAATGCCGGTGATTAGCGCCCCACCTAACCCGACCCCGAGCGCGGCTATCCCGCCCACCATTGACAGGCTGGAGAATATGCCGGACACCGACCCAGCTAGGTCACCCGAGCTAATACCTGACGTGATCGATTGTGCGAAATCGGTGCCTATCGTCTTACCCGCACTCTTGAGTTTGCGCCCGGACGTGTTGACGATGGAGTCGGATGTTTGGCTGACGGTCGTGTCTAGGGTGCCGATCGCGGTGGTGGCGCTGGTGATTTCGCTTTTTAGGTCGGTGGCGTCGCCAGTGAGTTTGACACCTACCTGATACTCCGCCGATCCGGTAGCCATTAGATCGCCCTCCCGCTAGGGGCGGAACGTGCCACGGCGTCCAACGTTTTGATGTAGTTCTCGATGAATATGGCGTGTTTGTTGACGGCGGCGGTGTAGACGTAGGGGTTGTCTTGCAGCTTCCACCTACGGACGTACGCGGCGCGGGTACCACGGGCGGGGTAGGCCGCGCTGAAATACCCACCTGAGCGCCCGAGCTTGATTGCGTGATAGTTGAGCGCATATTTAACGGTCGTGTTGTTCCCGGCAGTAACGCGGATCTCGGACACGGCTTTGTTCACTTTCACTGACGCGGCGAGTTTCCCCGTCGCACCCTTCGGGCTCAACCTCTGGATCTCTACTTTGATCGGGTCCGCGCTTAACTGGTTGGCCGTGGAGATGATGTCGTCGGTTACCCCGAGTTTGCGTAGGTACGCGATGAACTCTTTGAACCCTGGCGTTTCGTAACTGATTAGCCGTCCGTAGGCCATGACGCCTACGGGGTGAAATCGACTACGGGCTCATCGGTGAATGAGAGGCGGAACGTGCTGGTGGGTGACCCGGATCCGCCGGCGTTGTAGGTGGCGGCGGGTTTCGTCCACCCACTCAAAGTGACGGTCCAGATCGGGTTAGTGGTGGACTGGGTGAACGATGACCCGAACGTGTAGATCAGCACTTCTGTACCGGCGGAGTCGTTCTCGCGGATGTACTGGAACAGGTCCGCTGCCTCCAAACCTTGCAGCAGACCGACGGTGGCACCGACGATCACCGAGGAGACTGGTTCTAGGGTTGCGCCGCACGCGGTGTAGGTCACCTCACCTCCGATGTCCTGCACCGTCTCCACAAAGCTGGTCGTGTCACAGGAGTATTCGGTGGAACCAATTTTCCACTTCATAAGCGCGGATCGGATGCGCGGGGTACTGGCGGGCATTAGTCGTCATCCTCCGTCGGCGGTGTGAGATCCAGGCTGGCGTTGATCTGCACTAGGTGTCCCGCGTAGCGTACCGCGTTATCCGTCTCACCTAGCGTTATGTCGACCGCTGTCACTTCCCCTAAATCGACGTGCTCATCCTCACTGGTGGAGTAGGCCAGGGCGCAGTAAACCCTTCTCATCATTTCTTCGCTGCCCGCTTCCGGGTTGGCGTCCTGACTTGAATACAGGGTGTAGACGTCCATCCGATACAGCACGCCTAGCGCGGCTTGAGGGGCCCACCCCGCACCCACCATGACCACGGAAGGGGTGTGGAGGTTCTCCCACGTGTTCGACAGCTGGTAGTCCCCCGCGGTGGCTGTCGTGATCACGTCGATCACGCCGTCCCGGAACTGCTGGATCCGACTCTCGGACCAGTCCACCGTAGGCATTAGCCGCCCGCCACTGTGACGTGGGTAGCGGCGTACTGCCTACCCAATAGGCCGCGGCGTTGCCTCACTTCAAAGCTGCCCGAGCCGATGCCGCCAGGTGTTACCCCGTCGGGGCTGGCGGTGTTCTGCCCACCCCTAGTGGACGCGCGGACGATCATGGACGCAACGGACATTGCCCATTCCCGCACCCTTGGGGGTGAGTCTGTCCGGTATTCGGCCTGTACCTCTTCGAGGGCTAGGTCGCACATGCCGTCCCAACCCTCCTGCAGACGGTCGTCTTCCACCGCGGACTGAAACTGGCCGTAGGCGCGCAGATCGTCCAGGTAGGCGTCTTCGCCCTCTGTCAGATCCATAGGTTAGGACTGCGTGTGGACCGTTACGCCCAAAGGCTGAACGACCTTGAACACAAAGTAGTTGAACAGGCTGAACCGGATCTTGGCTGGGCCGACGACTTCTTCCCAACGGAAGAGTCCGGCGTTACCTTCCCAAACGTGGAGGTCGGCGTGCCGGACCTGAGCAACCTTCGCTGACGTTGCTTGCTTAGCGGACTGGCCGGGGGTGCCGCGGACGGCGATGGTGACGTTGCCGTCGTTGAATGATGTGCCGTCACGGTTGGTTGGGTTGTAGTACGGGTACAACGGCTCACCGCTCGAGCTGGTGGAATCAGCCGAGAGGGCCGCGGACCAGACACCAGCACCGAAGTAGATGTAATCCGGGCCCATACCGCGGCGGACGTCGAACGCGGCCTGCTCACTACGGATCTGCGCCGCCATAAGCCGAGCCTCCACCGACAGGTCAGCATCCGACGTAACGCTGGTGGGTGATGTGATACCTGACGCGGCATAGAGGGCGGTCCATGCCGCTAGTTCGGTTACTTGGTTGTAGGACTCACCGAGCGCGCCGAACAGGATCTGATCCATACCTGGGGATGCACCGTCAACGGCTTCACGGTTGATGTCGAACGTACCGCTGTACGGCAGGGGGGTGGCGGTGATGGCGTCAATGTCCAACTCACCAGTGACAGGGTTCGTTCCTTCGGTGTGGGCGGTGACTACTTCACCGGATCCACCGTCAGCCAGCGATGACACAAATTTGGGGTACAGGAACGGGTTAGGGCCGCTAATCGTGGTCTTCGGGCTTCTGTCCACCAGCTTGCGCTCGAAGGTCAACTGCTCCACATACAGGCCGATGTCGTACTGGTTCGGCACAAACACGTTGGCCTGCGGGATCGGCTCACCAGCCGCGGTAGCCAACCTGGCTCCGCCACGTGACAAACCAGCGTCAACGCGGGCTTGGCCTAGTTCTTGCCACTGGCTGTGTGCCTTCTCCACGCGCTGCGCGGCTGCGCGCCCTGTTTCTTTGTTGGCGTCGCGCTGCATGGTGTACAGGTCTTTGAAGAATGATTGGCCGTCTGCGCCGGGGTGGCCGTAAGGGAACGGCTCACGTGTCACCGCTACCGCTTGTCCACCGGCCGGGTTCGGGCGACTAGCCGCCATCGGTGCCTCTTCCGCTGGTTCGTCGAGTCCCGCATTCTCGGCGAGACTGTTCTGGAGGTCGGTGGCTACACCAGTCAACCCCTGTACCGCGTCGTTCAGCGCAGCGATGGTGGCGGCTAGGGACTCGTCGGGGACTTCCGCCGCCGCGGCGGCTTTGGTTTCGGCTGCTATGGCGCGTGAAACGCCTGCCTTATTGAACGCTGGACGGTCCACGAGTGCGGTCCTTTCGAGTAACGCCGGGTGATCGGCTGTCACGGTGAGTATGCCAGAGTCCGGGTCGATAATGGACTCTTGCGGGATCAAAGCCTCTAAGGAAAGGCCTGACCTTAGTTCTGCTTGGGCTTCCGCTAACGCTTCGTCCCCGTTACGGGTGTCCAATATCTTCCAACGCCCCCACAAACCAGCGTCGTCGGCCCACACTTCCACACACCTACCGGCGAACACTGGCGCTGACCCGGTGTGGTTGATCACCAACGGGATCTCCGGGGGATCTCCTTCCCACGTCAGCGATCCTTCACCAGCGAATAGGAGGGTTTGGGGAGTCCCGTCTAGGGAGGCGTAACCCACTTCATGCCACGGCACAATCAAGCCCTCAATGATGCGGCGTTCCGTGTCGGTGGCGGTGACGCGGGCGAGTCCTTCACCGAGGGTGTGGTCGTGGCAGGCGGTTACTTCTCGAGCGAGCACCCGACGGCCAGCAGCGATAGGCGTCACGGGAGATAACGCCGGAAGCTCCTGACCGCCGGGAGTGTTTGGCTGCTCCACCACTTGGCTAAAGAACGAGTCACTATCGAATTTGACTACTTGGGTGGATGGAGTGCAATCGGGCATGCTGAGGCGCTGCTCGATGACGGTGAGGTAGGTGGAGAGTCCGCCGGATTCGATGAGGTCACGGCGGACGTCTGCCAGATTTGCGTAGGTAAGTTCCGCCCCTTGGGCTGGTGCGCTGACGTAGCGAGTTGGCATGCAGAGTAGACGGGCCATATCCACGGCATCGGCTTGTCTCGCTTCTACTAGTTGGATCTCCCGCGCATTCCACGACAGGCTCTCGGGTTTCACTCCGCCGGCATACCCGGATCCGCGGTTGGCTACGGCGGCGTCCATGCTGGTCAAATATTGTTCGGCTTGTTCGATGGTGAGGGGGTCGGCGGTGGGGTCGGCGTCGGTGAGTAGCCATGCGGGCATCGGCTTGGAGGCGTAGCGTGACGCGGCTTTCACGTTGTTGTACGCCATCAGCAGCGACTCTTGACACGACAGGAGTAGGCCGTCAGTGATGCCATCGAAGCGAACAATGTCCGACAGGTCGACGTCTTGGCCGTCGATCTTGATGCCGCCCTGCGGGTTGTCCTTGCTAGGGGGGATAACCTGTATGCGTGTCAGATCAATGTGTTCAGATGTGGCAGGGAATCCTTGCGCGTTGTAAGACAGGACCCGCCAGAACGACACCTGGTTGAAGATCAGGTCGGTGAGTGTTTTCGCTTTCGTCAGCCCGACGGGATAGTTGGGGTCGAGCGTTTCGAGCCATGGGTTCGACCGTGACCGTTCCAGCTTCTCGCCGGTTTCTTTGTCGGCGGCGAACAGTGGCAGACGGTTGGTGATCGCCGCGTACAGGGTGACCCCGTTATTCAGCGCCGGTATCGCCATAGCCTGCTGACGCCCCAACGTCGCCCCCAACTGATCGTGTGAATATCCGGCGAGGGTGAGTAGGGCGCGGATCGTGTCGGGGTGCTGTCCCCGCGTCGCATCCGCCAGAGGGGTTGCCTGGGCGGCGGTTACTTTGCGTTTGAAGGGCCACATGATGTGACCTAGAGTAGCGTGGGCTGTTCCCGTATCCGTCGCATCCATCGGTCTAACTTGGGGCGGTTCACGTCAGGACCGAACGCCAGATAGGTTCCGTCCACTGAGTCGCACCCGATTAGGGCGGCGTAGTGGGTCCGCCGCCATGAGTTGACCCGGCCCATGTGGACTAGTTTCCCCCGCTTTTTAGCCTCCCCCACAAGATCCCGAACCGTGGCACCCAATTTCCATTCGGTCGTTCCGCCGATGAAAACCCAATCCAGGTCATCCCACGGCACCCCGTCTACTGTTTCCCCATCTTGTAGGACATACGCGGACTCGAAACCTAGGTGTCGGATCTCACCTAGTACCCAAGCCTTTTCCCTAGTCGCGGTCGCGTCCCCAACCACATCGGGACAGGTAGCGAACAAACACTCACCCCGGGGCTGTTGGTTCAGCCAGTCCAGATAGGCGGCGTCGCCTAGGTAGGTGGCGGCGTTGAAACACCCGGAGTCCGCGGCCCACACGCCCCCGCGGTAGGTGTTGCCGATATTAGGTGTCCGCATGAGACCGACATCGTTGGGCAGATCAGACCGTACGACGCCGGACAGATACAGCACGCCACCCACCCATCACTAGGACGAACGCCAGGGTGGCCCAACCCTTGCCGACCAGTTGGCCTGGCATAGCGGCCCATATCGTAGTGCCGAGAACTGACCCGGCTATCCCAATGAAGATGATCGTGTCAACTATCGCGCCGACAAGGTTCGACAACGCGACCGCTCCCGGCCAGGTCTTACCCCGTAGGGGGGTGTAAATCGCCATATCGCATAACTCACTAACAGTGAACGCTGCCGCAGACGCCAAAGCGATCACCGGGTCAGCCAACCAATAGGACACGACGCCACCGACGGCAATCGCACCGAACACCCACCATGTACCGGCGGTGTCCTGTAACCAGTCGCGCACACCTAGCGCCAACCCGGCGGCGTATGTGCCCGCGGTGACCATGAGGCCGAAACCCGCCGGGACTAGCCCGAACTCTGACGTGAGCCAGTTAGCCATGACGATGCACCATATGAGCACACCTGACACCAGTAGTTTGTCTAACATCGTGCCTCCCGTTTTGGGTCACCTTTGCCTAGGTGTGCCTACTTGTCAAGCGGCCCCACCGACAACCACCACCGCTCTACGGCTAGGTGTCAATGTGAGGTAGGTGGCTACGGCGGCGGCGGTCGCGCCGGGGATCGGCCCCGGACTACGGACGCGGGAGAACCACCAGCCCCCACTGTTGGTGTCTTCCCGTACGGCGGTGGATATGTGGAGGGCGATCGTAGGGTTTCCGTCATGGGACAGCGCCCCGGTGGTTACTTGGTCGAACAGCAGTTGGCACGCACGCGCCGACTTCTGGCCCTGCATGTTCTCCAACGCCAGTTTCGGTCTGGCGGGGGCAAGCATGGCCGCTACGGTGCCGCCGGTCCCTTCCAGGTATCCGATGCGCTTTGGTCGCACTTGTTTCGCGATGTCGTAGACGGCGTCAGCCACTTGTCGATCACTGACTTCTTCGCCTTTGTCGAGGTCGGCGGTGAACACACTGGCGCACCGTATGTGGGGCGCTCCGTCCACAAGGTTACCCACAGTAATCACAGCCGAACGTCTTAGTGGGTCGAGCTCGAACGCCATATATGCGGGCGTATCAAAGTGAGCGGGGGTGGGCTGCTCGAGGCTGGCCCATTCGCTGCCGTCGATCACTGCACCCATAGCGTCGGCGCGTTGGCACATACGTTCGGTGCGCCAACCTGCGGGGTTCGCCCCCGCCCGCTTGAACTTCTGTTCCAATACTTTCCAGGGGAAGCGGTGGCCGGCGTTGGGGTTGGCTTGGGCCCACGCCGCCCGATCATCCAAACTGGCGCCGGGGGGTGCTGACCATTCGACCCACCCGAGGGCGTCGTCCTCGAGGGTGCCGTTGGTGATCGCCCATGCGTCGTCCTGGTACTTGTTGAGCACCACTGACCCGATATCGCCTGCGTTCGACGTGATGATCAGTTGCGGGTCAGGTGAGACAGTGGTCAACGGCTCGAGGGCGTCGTGCGCCCGCCAGTCCCGCTGCTCCCGTACCTCATCCATCCACAGCGTGTCTATTTTGTCCAACCCTCGAGAGGCTTTGTGGTTCGCTGCCACCAGTCGGTACTCCCCCCCATTGTGCAGGCGGATGAATGTCGACCCACCCGCGTAACTGATCTTCTTGCACTCACTCGCTAACGGCCCGTTTTCCTTTTCGTCGTATAGGTCAGCTACTTTCCTCCACCAGCGGTGAGCGACCTGGAGGTTTTGTGCGCAAGCGATGACCTGTTTGCCACGCTCGAGGTCGTCAAGTATCCGACCGACTACCGCGTGTGACTTCCCGTTCTGGCGAGCAACCACAGCACCGACTACGGGGAGTAACCATTTCTCGTTCTCGTCCTGCGCTGACAGGTAGTGCACCATGATCTTCTGCCACGGATCCAACCCCTCACCGAACAACAACCGGAGTCTTTGATCTATCTGCGCCACCCTGTCAGTGGCGGGTGGTATCGGCGTAGCCACGCGCGGC